TATTCAGAAGATCCAACATTGGCAAGATTGATTAGCCTAATTGGCAGATAATTCCACATTTCCAGCAAGATTTCTCTTGCAAACATAAATAAAAGTGCGTATACTTATGTGTATGCACTTTTTGTTTTAGAGGGTTCTAAAACAACTATAGGCAAATAAAAAGCAAACAAAGGCTATTAATAGGAGAATAATTATGGCATCTTTAGCAGAAATCAGAGCAAAACTTAAGGCAGCTGAATCAAAAGGTTCAGGAGAAAGAACAGGCGGAGATAATTCAATTTATCCGTTTTGGAATCTAAAAGAAGGCGACGAATCCGTTCTGCGATTCTTACCAGATGGTAACGCCGATAACACATTTTTCTGGGTTGAACGTGCAATGATCAAATTGCCATTCGCCGGAATTAAAGGTGAATCAGAAAGCAAACAAACAATAGTGCAAGTCCCATGCGTTGAAATGTATGGCGATACCTGTCCTATTCTGTCCGAAGTTCGTGCATGGTTTAAAGACCCAGCATTGGAAGATATGGGTCGTAAATACTGGAAAAAGCGTAGTTACATTTTCCAAGGTTTCGTTGTAGAAGACGGGCTTAAAGAAAAAGAAACTCCAGAAAATCCAATCCGTAGATTCATCATTGGACCTCAAATCTTTACAAGCATCCGTGCCGCTTTGGTCGATCCAGAGTTGGAAGATTTGCCAACTGACTTTGTGCATGGTCTAGACTATCGCATGAAAAAAGGCACAAAAGGCGGATATGCTGACTACTCAACATCAAGTTGGGCACGTCGTGAGCGTCCACTAAGTGACGAAGAAAATGCGGCAATCAAGCAACATGGCTTGTATAATTTAAGTGACTTCCTACCTAAGAAGCCAGGTGAAGTTGAACTTAAAGTAATGAAAGAAATGTTTGAAGCATCAGTAGACGGCGAGCCGTTTGATATGGATCGTTGGGGACAATACTTCAAACCAGCAGGTATGAGCCAAAATACTGGCGACCCTGTAAAGTCAACTCCTAAAACAAGTGCTCCAATAGCACATGACGATGATGCACCGTTTGATGCTGATCCAGCACCTGCGGTTAAATCTGCACCAGCACCAAAAGCTGAAGCAAGTGCAGGTGGTGATTCACGTGCCCAAGACATCTTGGCAATGATTCGTAATCGTCAAAAGCAATAAAAAATAAACACGGCTTGGGCCTCTAGCACCTAGTGCTACGCCCTAGTCATCTATAAATTAGGAGAATTAAAATGAGTAAATTAAGCAAATTAAGTAAAGTAAACGAATCAATCACTATTAATCGTTATGACAACGGTTTTATGGTTGAAGTAGGTGGTCGTGATGATGAGAACGATTGGAAAACTGCTAAGATTCTTTGTAACACAGAAGATGAAATGCTTGCTGTAGTTCAAGAATGGAATACTATGGACGTGGATAACTAACATGGCAACTAAACCATTTGATTTATCAAAGTTTAGAAAAACTTTAACCAAGGCAATCGATGGTCTAGGCGTAGGGTTTAACGACCCTACAGATTGGGTTAGCACTGGTAATTATACATTAAACTATCTGATCAGTGGAGACTTCTACAAAGGAGTTCCGCTAGGCAAGGTAACAGTATTTGCAGGAGAATCCGGAGCAGGCAAAAGTTTTATCTGCTCAGGCAATCTTATTCGTAACGCACAAGAACAGGGCATTTATGTTATCTTAATTGATAGCGAAAACGCACTTGACGAAAAATGGTTGCACGATTTAGGTGTAAATACGGCAGAAGATAAACTTCTCAAACTCAACATGGCAATGATCGACAATGTTGCTAAGACCATTAATGAGTTCATGAAAGAATACAAAGACATGACTGACCGTCCGAAGGTCCTCTTTGTCATAGACAGTCTTGGTATGCTTTTAACTCCAACTGATGTAAATCAATTTGAAGCAGGAGATCTTAAAGGTGATATGGGTCGTAAACCTAAAGCACTTACGGCGCTGGTTCGTAATTGTGTTAACATGTTTGGTAATTACAACGTCGGCTTGGTGGCTACTAATCACACATACGCTTCGCAAGATATGTTTGATCCGGATGATAAAATCTCAGGCGGACAAGGCTTCGTTTACGCATCTTCTATCGTGGTTGCCATGAAGAAGTTGAAATTAAAAGAAGACGAAGACGGTAACAAAGTTTCAGAAGTAAATGGTATTCGTGCCGCTTGCAAGATTATGAAAACTCGTTACGCTAAACCGTTTGAAACTGTTCAAATCAAAATTCCATATGCTACAGGTATGAATCCTTACAGTGGTATGGTTGATATGTTGGAAAAACAAGGACTGTTAGTGCAACAAGGTAACCGTCTAAAGTATGTTGATCCTACTACTGGAGAAGAACACTTATTCTACCGAAAAGAATGGAAAGATGATAAATTAGATATGATAATGAAGAATTATCACATTAAACCTTTAACACCAACCATTCCTGAGGAGAACGAAGAAAATGTTGAATGAAACTCAAATAGGCGATATCTGGATGCTGTTTAGCGATTTTATCGACAAAAAACAAATTGAATCAGTTGCAGAGCGTTATGTAGATCTGCTTGCTGATCATGGTGTTACTGATCGTGTAATGCAAAACGCAACAGGTGTTGACCCTACACTCGATCAAGCAATCGAGTATTATTTGAACGAAGACGACGTCGAGGATGAAGACGACGATTACGGCGAATTGGAGTTTTAATGGGCTGGTATTCTAAGGTTGCTAAAGACATTTCTAATATTCCAGATGCGGCTGAATTTTTTAATTCTGAATTAGATGTTGCTAGACAAGAAGTTAAATTGTCTGGCAATGTCGAACGTGCCGCGGCTTCAATGCCCGGAATAGTTGAACATAGATTTGCTCAACTGCAAGAAATTGAAGCAATTTTAGAATATCTTAACATCGAGCTTCGACGACTTAAAAGTCAACACTTCAGAAAATATTTAGAAAATTATCAACGTGCTCTAAGTGCAAACGAAGTAAACAGATACGTAGACGGCGAGTCAGACGTAGTTGATTTTGAAAAAATTATTAACGAGTTTGCCTTATTGCGTAATAAATGGTTAGGAATTACTAAAGCCCTTGATCAAAAACAATGGCAAATTACTAATATTGTAAAATTACGAATCGCCGGCATGGAAGATGCAACAATATAACCATTATGGATTTAGTAACTGTTACGTGTGACAGAGATTTAAACCAACAAATATTACAATCTCATAGTTTAGATAAATTTCTTGAAGATAGTTGTGTTCATTGGGTTATTGTAGAAAATTCTCAATACCCTATGAGCCAATGGGATGCATTATTATCAAAATATTATACTAGACATAAATTACATATAATCGACGGCAATACAGATCTAGCGGCACAGCACTTGCCAGGATATGTTAGACAACAAATATTAAAATTAGCAGTCTCTCGTCTTATTAACAGCGAGTCTTACCTAATTCTTGACAGTAAAGATATATTGTTAAGATCAACATCTTTAGAAAGATGGGGCGAGCCTGAAGGTAGTGGTGTAATTTATAATCCGCCTGATACTGCTAAATCACTAGCAGATGTTATGGGCAATGACTTAAAAGATCATTTACCGTTTGCTGAAATTATTGAACAATTTTTAGGATTTAAGACACCCGAATGGTTCTGGGCACCGGTTACTCCTTTCAGATGTAAAACTGAAACAGTCAAAAAAATCCTTGATACTATTAATTTAAATCAAATATTTGATAATAAAGTTACTGGTGTAAAACAAGTTAGCGAATTTATTTTATATCGATATTTTAGTGATTATCAGCCTAGATTTTTTGATAAGGATACTATTAGATGGTATAATTTTGCCAATACTAGATTTTTATGGACCAGTAAATTAATAGACAATGATATAGAAATTATGTCAAATAATTTTTATAAAAGCGTGTCATTCCACCGATGGTATATTGTTAATAACGGTATGCGTATATCAACAATCACTAATTTTTTAATTAAAGAAATTGGACTCGACTCGGCCTGTGTGAAAGAAGCATTTAACATAAACCATTGGAATAATGTAACCATGCATGAAATAGGCCATCCTATATTTGAAAAATTCAATTTAGGTTTTAGAAACCGTTGACTTTATTATAAAGTCAGTGTATACTTACTACTATGATAACTATTGACGCATTATTGTTAGAGATTATAAATCAACCAAATTCCACTATAGACAAAGATCTTAGTAAGCGTGATGCGAAAGCATTGCGTAGTCTTGCATCTGTAATTTCTAATGGACATTTCTTTACAGAAGGCCAAGGAAAATTATTAGTTAAAATTTTAGAAGAAAATATTGAAAAATTCCCATCGTTTACTGACCGATTAACTATTGCATTGGAAAATAAACTTTGGACAAAAATGTTTAGACAAATAGAACAAATAAGAAAACTTTATATTACAAAGATTGATGATAGTGATCCTGTTCTAGCTATAGAATTTACATATAATGCAGATTTACGCAAGTTTATACACGGATTGTCTAAAGAAATAGAAAATTTAGTAATGCAAGTTACTAAAAAATATTGGTTCTGTGACCTAACTGAGCATAACATTGTTATGTTAGTTGAAAAATTAACCCCATATAATTTTGAGATACATGAAACTGTAAAAACTCATTATGAGACTATAAAATCATGGTCAGAAACTAATGTTAAAAATCAGTTCCTAATTACGTCGATTGCATATCCTAATTTTGAAAAATCAATTACATTGGACTTAGGGTTAACAACCACTATTGACAATAATATTATTTTAGATCGAGGCAAACGATATCAATATTTTACCGAAGATTATAAAAATTCCAATGAAACGTTAACTGATAAAATTGCCAGTAGGACTTCTACAAGATACTATGTTAATAAAACAGAACATACTGTTACAGAAATTATTTCGTCATTAATTGAATTAAAACGCCTTCCTATTCTTGTTGTTATGGAAACTAATTCCGAAGAAAAATCTTTGAAAAATTTAGAAATTTTATCAGAATCACTCGAAGATAACGGAATATATGATTCTGTTGGTGTTTACTTTAGATTACCGAATAGTGAACTAGGAAAACATTTTAACAGTTTTATCAAAGACAAATCTTATAATTGTCCATTAGATGCTAATACAAAAATTGCAGTCTTGCAAAGTGGAAAATTACCGAAATTCTTTATTAAAAATTCGTGGACTCCTATGAGTGTTATTGCATTAGATTCTAAAATGGGTCTAAGGCACGGCAAAATTGCAACCTATGCAAATTGCTGTGATTGTATAATTGAGTGGTCAGACGAGCCAATAATGTTTGAAAAAATAAAGGTGTTAGCATGGCAAAATTAATAATTCGCGATGAAGTTAACATCAAGTTTGAAGGGCTATCGCTTGAAGCTAGAAAAAAATTAGCAAATGCATTTAAGTATGTAGATCCCACTGCACGATACAGACCCGCATATAAATTAGGTCGATGGGACGGAAGTGTAAGCATGTTCGGGTTAGGCGGAAATGGCTATTTAAGCCAGTTAGAAAAGTGTCTTGAGATACTAACTAACATGGATATCGATATCGACGAATTAGAAGATTTAAGAACTACTCGTAAGATCGAATTTACTCCTGTTACAGAAACATACTGGGCAGATCAAGGTAAAGTTTGGCCTAAAGGGCATCAACAAGAAGGTCAGCCAATTATGTTGCGAGACTATCAAGTTGATGCAATTAATACATTTTTAACTAACACTCAAGCCTTACAAGAAATTGCAACAGGTGCTGGTAAAACTATTACTACTGCAACTCTAAGTCAACTTGCAGAAAAATATGGCAGGACAATTACTATTGTGCCTAACAAAAGTCTTGTAGAACAAACAGAAGAAGATTTTATTAGTGTAGGTCTTGACGTTGGCGTATATTATGGAGATCGAAAAGATCTTAACAAGACACATACTATTTGCACTTGGCAAAGTCTCAATATTTTAGACAAAAAAAGTAAAAACTGGGACGCCGATATTGCATTAACACTTGCAGAATTTCTCGACGGAGTTAAGACAGTTATTGTTGATGAAGTTCACATGGCAAAAGCAGAAGTATTGAAGAATTTACTCACACAAAACCTATGTAATGCACCTATACGTTGGGGACTCACTGGAACAGTCCCCAAAGGTGAATTTGAAGCTGAGCCTATATTTGCTAGCATAGGACGAGTAGTAGGAGGCATTAAGGCCCATGAATTACAAGAAAAAGGTGTGCTGTCTAATTGCCACGTTAACGTAGTGCAAATGATAGATTTACCGGAATTTAAAACGTATCAAGAAGAATTAAAATATCTTGTCACAGACAAAGACAGGATGGATTATATTAGTAAATTAATTAAAGGCATTGCAGATTCAGGCAACACACTAGTTCTAGTTAATAGAATTGATTCAGGCAAATTTTTAGTAGACAAAATAGAGGATGCTGTTTTTATATCCGGAGAAGTAAAAACAAAAGATAGAAAAGACGAGTATGACGAAATTAAAACTAGCGACAATAAAATTATTGTGGCAACTTATGGAGTGGCTGCTGTTGGCATTAATATTCCTCGTATCTTTAATCTTATTTTACTTGAGCCCGGAAAATCCTTTGTAAGAGTAATACAAAGTATAGGTCGCGGTATTCGAAAAGCCGAAGACAAAGACTTTGTTCAAATATGGGATGTAACTAGCACATGCAAGTGGGCAAAGAGACATCTTACAGAAAGAAAGAAATTTTATAAGGAAGCCAAGTATCCGTTTAATATTGAAAAAACGGATTGGCAAAAATAAAGGAATCATGCAAATATTAACATTAGACAATCAAACTTTTAGTTTAAACAATTTACCCGATGAAGTCGACGATAGCACTAGATTTGCAGTATTAGACAACAGTGATCCAAAGGAACCTGATTTCTTTTTTATGCCGCTAATCTTTTTAGAAAGTTTTAATGCGCCAGCAATGGTATTAAGAATAGGCGGGGAAGAAGTCGTTATGCCGATTGATTGGTGTATTGCAGTCGGTGATAGTAGTAGTGCTAGTGATATAGAAATTTTACCTTTAACTAGTTTAAATGATAGGGGCTTTGAAGCATTAGTGTTTAATCCATTAAGCTCGTTTAGGGTAGAATTTAAAAAAATTGAAATTGTAAACTTCTATAATGACGTTAAATGGTATTTTCCTAAAATGAAAAATGGGCAGTTATTAGCAGTGCCAACTAGCTTCGGAGATAAGCCAAATTGTGCATATTTTGTTAAAGAAATCAGTCGTCAAAGCGAAATTATTCAATTAGATAAAATACTGTAATGGATAAACTTACTGTTTGGAGATATAATGTGCAAGGCGATTTTGGTATTCAATGCAATATACCAATATGGCAAGATTCTGTAGGCATAACTAATTTTGATACATTGATAGATAAGGTTAAGACCGATATCATTGATAAGAATTTGCATGCCGCAGACTATGATGATACTAAATTATCTCACTGGCGCACTTATAATGTATTTGAATTTGATTTGCCTGTCATTAACGATATTAAACAGCAGATTATTCGATCCTACTACGAATTTTTACAAGAATATAATGTAGAAGCACAGGACGAATTATGGATTCACGGGTGGATTACTATCTTAACTGAAGGTATAGATTTAGGAATACATAATCATGCGTTAGATGATAAATCTTATCTATCTGGCTCTATAAATTTAACCCCATGTGACAATTCGACTAATTTTGTATCTCCAAGAATTGATTTACATAACGATCATACAGTATTTCGAATTAAAAATTTTGTAGGCAGTCTAAATATGTTTCCGTCTTGGGTATTTCATTATGTAGATCCTGTGAAAGAAGACTTAAGATTGTCGTTGGCGTTTGATTTGTTTACTAGAGATGCTGTTAATTATTACAAAGAAAATAGTTTAGATACATATCTTACTATTAGAAAAGCTATAAGGTTAATATAATGGGATCACTTAAACCTGGGGCAACTTACATATATGAGCGAGACGGAAAGACAACATACGCTCGTGAATTTGGTGCTGATCCTAGCACAAGACAGCCAATTGGGTGGGATTGTGATCCCGAAGAATCAAAAAGATTTGACCCCCGAACGCCCGATGGTAGCCCATTACACGAACATTTAAAAGAATCTCAAATGTGGGGAGAAATTCGGAAAGAAGCAAAGACCAATGTGACTTTACAGAAGGCCTTAGATCGTGCTATAATGATATACAAATTAAGTAAGGATAAAATAAAATGACTTTAAAGGTAGCTTATTTTCAACCGGTAATTATTGCAATGGATAATATTCCTCCGGTAGAATTTAGTAAAATTTATTCTCTAGCTGAGATGTTACATCAGCATCCTCAGCTTAATGATGCTGATAATCCGTTAATTAGTATCCGCGGAGGACAGCAAATTCAAGTATTTCCTAACGAAATTAATTTAGATGTAGATTGGTTAGTTAAATGGCTAGAAACAATGTGTCAAGGTTACATGGATTTAGTAATGGCACAGTCTGGTGTTGACGATTTAAAATTATGTAAGCCTGTGGTTACAAGCATTTGGACTATTAGACAATCGTCCGGAGACTATCAAGAAATGCACAGTCATCCAGGCGGTAACATCAGCGGAAACATGTATATCACTGCCCCAGAACTAAACGAAAATCATAAACCTAGTGATAGCCAACTATTGCTTAAACTTCCGATGACCAAAGATATTAGTAAGTTCATAATGAATGATACTTGTAAGATTACCCCTGTTGCCGGTAGTATGGTAATATTTCCTAGTTATGTCGCCCACACAGTTTATCCGTGGAAAGGGTCTGGGACTAGAACTGTAATGGCATTTGATGCAAGATTGGTTCCAAAAGATGAGTGATAAAATTGAATTAAAAGAAAAGTTATCTGCTATCGATCAGAACGTTCGAGAGTTCTGGGATGCCATGGACGCCGACCAGCAAAAAGCTCTTAAGAGTGAATATTTTATTCTTAACAGATATATGAGTAGTGTCAAAGGCACTAGGAAAGAACAAGAACATTTTATTCTAACTGTTAACGAATACTTTAACAAGCATTGGAATGAAATGCAAAAACATCCTAAACTTTTGTGGTTATTGTTATGTATGTGCAGTTGGAACGGTGAAAAAGTATTTTATCACGAATGGATTGGATACAAAAGAAAATCAGCTGGTTCAGGTAAAAAATATAAATTATTAGAAGAACTATTTCCTAATAAAAAGTTAGACGAAGTTGAGTTACTTGCAGACATCAACAGTGACAAAGAAATCAAAGACTTTGCTAGGGCTCATGGGTTAGATGAAGAAACTATAGCTAAAAAATTAAAATGATGATAGAAGTTATTGATAACGCAATTCCGTTAGATATGCAAAAATATCTAAAGAAAATATTTACAGATCCCGGATTGCCTTGGTTTATTATTGATGAAATCTCGGGTGTAAAAGCTAAAGATCAAACTGAAGGTTGGGCGCATATTATACGGATGAATGACCCATTAAGCCCGCATAATGATATTTGTCTTGCTACCTTAATGGTAGTGGCTGACAAATTAAATATTCCAATTAATTCTGTAGAAAGAATACGAGCAGGATTATTTACACAGAGAGATAATCCAAGAATTCATAACCCGCATGTTGACTATATCCATGAGCATCTTGCAATGCTATACTACGTAGTGGACTCGGATGGCCCTACTCATTTCTATGATTTTAATGGACAATTGATGAAAACTGTTGATCCTAAACAAGGGCGGGCAGTTATATTTGATGGAAGAATTCAACATGCAAGTAGCTCTCCTGTAGATCATCAAAAAAGAATTGTAATTAATTTTAACTTTAATACTGTTGGTGAACTAAAAGAAAATGTTTAAATGTGACTATTGCGAAAAAGAGTTTATGAAAGAAAAAACTCTTTTTGTTCACGTATGCGAACAAAAACGCAGAGCATTGGCTAAGACTGAAAAACATGTTGTGTTAGGATTCGATGTGTTTCAAAGATTTTATAAAATTACACAACCTAATACTAAACAAGAAAAAACATATGAAGATTTTAGTAAAAGTCCTTATTATAACGCTTTTGTTAAGTTTGGCAGCTTTGTCAGTAATGTCAATCCTTTATACCCGGAAAAGTTTATGGACTATGTGGTTTCATCCGGAGTTAAGCTCGACCACTGGTGCAGAGAAGAACTCTACGATCAATACGTCGTCGACCTTGCACGAAGAGAAAGTGTCGAAACCGCCCTCCAAAGATCGATCCAAACGATGATGGAATGGGGAGAAAATAATAATGCTCAATGGAATCATTATTTCTTATATGTAAGTCTAAACAGAGCTACATTTGATATTAAAGATGCTAAAATTAGTCCGTGGTTAGTATTAAATTGTAAAAGTGGAAGAGACATGGCAAAAAAATTCAACGATGAGCAGTTAACTTCTATAAGTAGTATTATGGACATTCCTTTTTGGATGCAGAAATTCAAAAAAAGTCAAGAAGACGTTGAATTTGTTAAACAAGTTGCTAGAGAATCAAATATATGAAAACAAGAAAACTAATCGACAATAGAGAAGTTGAAGAATTTGATAAGCCGGTGACTTTAAAAGTTTATACAAAATGTCCAGAAAAATATATGCTAACTGATTTAGAAACAGGCGAGCAATATTACGGAACTCGTAATAATGGACTTCAAGATTGGAAGAAAATATGGCCGAGCCCGTCTACGCAATTATAGAAGATTTTTATTCGCCTGCTGAGTTAGCTGCCATCTGGTCTGAATTAGATATGTTTTTAGATAATGATATGCTGTTAGATCCTGCTGATACAGGTTCAGCTGTTGACGTCAATAAAAATCTTATAAAAAATAACAAAGCTCTGTGGTTAGACGCACACTATGGTAACAGAGAAAAATCAAAAATTCTTCAAATAAACAGAAAAATATTTGATAAACACCTCACAGATGATCTTATAGATCACAATCCAATATTTCGATACCTTCAAAGTTGCAATTATGACAACACAATGGTTTCTTATTACGAGACCGGGCATTACTATAAACCTCACGTTGATTTAGCGGTGTTTACTGTGTTAACCTACTTTTTTAAAGAACCAAAAAAATTCACCGGTGGGGATTTTAAACTAGTCGATTTTGACATAACGATTACTCCAAAAAACAATATGGTGGTAATTATGCCAAGTTGCTATTTGCATCAAGCAACTGATGTTACAATAGAAGAAAAGGGATATGGAAGATTTTGTATGTCACAGTTTATTGGATTTAAATAATGCCAGATATTGATATTGATTTTGCTGACAGAAATTTAGCACTTGACAAACTCAAGCATATCACTGCGACATTAGAGTCAGGAAAAAAACACAACACTGGGATTTATGTTCAAAGTATTCCGTTCAATCCTATAACAAATTTATCCACTTTAGAATATAAAACAGCAGAAGATCGCGGATATTTTAAGATTGATTTCTTAAATGTAAGTGTGTATGAAGGTGTTAAAAATAAAGAACACTTAACACATTTATTGAATACAGAACCATTATGGGATTTGTTAGAACAAAAAGAATTTTGTGATATGATATTCCATGTTAACGGATATCACGGATTGATTGCAGAATTAAAACCTCAAAGCATTGAGGAGTTAGCCATGTTCCTTGCGCTTCTCAGACCCGGCAAAAAGCATCTCATCCCAGTATGCAAGGAAAAAGGATTCCAAGCAATCGAACATGAAATCTGGACTAAGACAGAAGAGTATAGTTTTAAGAAAAGTCATAGTATCGGTTACGCTCACGCTATTGTTGTGCAAATGAATTTAATTTGTGATCGAATAAGTTACGAGTTTAGTTAGCGCATTTTGCGGACTAACTGCACCGATTTTCTTTTCACTCGCTTCATAGTTAAATTCATTAAATTTACTACTGGACCTAATATTACTCTAACATCTTTGCTATTAAATGTTTTAATAGCGTAGGCAAACGGAATAATATCTTCTCTACAAAATATATTAATTGGAAACTGTCGATTGCTTTCCCACCACCAAGTTTCACCTATTTCTAAAAATGTCTTTGTTTCTTCCGGAGACTTGATAGCGTTAAGATCGTAAAAACTAGTTACAAATTGGTCCTGGTTAATAATTATACCGACATATTCGTCTTCGCCGTAGTTTAATACGCTAATAAATGGTAGATTTTGTTCGATATCGTCTCTTAGTTTTGCCATAAATACTATTAAAGGGTTCTGCCAAATGCAAAAAATTATCAGTTATTTATATCCAAATAGGATTATACTATTAGCCGATCTGGCAGGCTTTAACGTGGAGAACCGTGTCGTGTATGCAAGAACAGTAAAAATCTATAATGGTATTGATAATACCATACAATTCGATATTCAAAATGCTGATCAGAAAAGAATTGACTTAACAACATTCTCGATGATCGAAATGAACGTCATGGATTCTCAAGGTAACTCATTACCTACTAGTCCTTACGTAGTTACTCCAACTAGTGTGTTCGGAGTAGGGTCAACTACTATTCCTCAAGAAGATTTAGCCGAGTTAAAAGATCAATATTTACGATATAGTGTTACTGCGGTAAGCGGAGGCAACGATGTAATGCTATACGCCGACTCTCAATTTTCAGCAGTCGGAACTTTACAATTAATCGGCAACGCAATGCCTGTTATGAGAGATGACCGTGTTTACAATACGTTTACCGCTGAAATTGATCTAAATGGATTTCCCATTAATCATAGCAGTGCAATACCTTGTAAATTTTACGAGGCAGTTAAAACAACCAGCTTAAATTTTGATATTCATGTAACTGGATTTTTAGGAACTGTGTGGATCGAAGCAACTACTGATCAAACTATAAGTGTGGAATCTTTTAGAAAAGCTGGGTTACCTTTCGGATCTTGGACACAATCTGGATCTCCATTTACTGGAGTGATCCCCTATGGATCTAGTGTGCCAGTAGGCAACTACAACTATTTTCGAGTAACCTATACAAGTCCAAGTTTAAATGGGTATGGAGCTAACTTTGAAGTTCAGGGTAATCAAGACGGCACATATTCAGTAACTGTCCTACAAGGTGGAACTGGATATACTATGAACTGTATTATAAAAATATTAGGAACACAACTAGGCGGTGCATCACCTGCAAATGATCTGTATATCACCGTAGCCAATGTGTTAGGTGCTAGTTCAACAATGAGTTCTAGTTATACTGAAAGCGAAATAAGCCGAATTACATGGATTGGAACTGCGGCAAATCGCGGAAATTATCGAGTTTCGGGCACAAATTATTCCAGTGTCATTGACAGTATAACAGTATCGTAGTATAATGTGCTATGAGCCTCATAGCTGACACATTATTACAATATCTTCCGGGCAAACGTAAACAGACTCCAAGCGGTTGGATATCGTTTAATGCCGTCTGTTGTGACGACACAAGAGGCCGAGGCGGGTTTATTGTCAATGCTGGTGATGCTGTTAGCTATCACTGCTTTAATTGTGGATTCAAATGCAGTTGGCAACCAGGCAGACATATTAGTAAAAACATGAATAAGTTCATGCGGGATTTAAACATACCCGATGATACTATTAGCCAACTGAGACTAGAAGCATTACGATTAGATGATTCTTCTACTACTGAAATTCGTAGCATAATTCCAAAATTTGATTCTCGAGCATTGCCGATAGATTCAAAAAGTTTTGCAGAATGGCAGACCTTTCTTAAACTCAC